TGGCATACCAGTAACTGAGAGGCCCATCGTCTAGATGGACCGACGTGACAGGGTTCTGCGAAAGATACGGGATGCTCATCTCAACCTCATTGCGTTCCGACAAGTCCCAGAGGACACTCCAGGTATTCATGAGGCGTCCAAAGGATTGCGTGCCGATGGGCTCGAAGGCTGCATTGACAGGAGTATAACTGAGGAGTATGCGCCCAGCGTGGAAGTTGGTGCTAACGAGGGAGAATCTGTATTTCAGTGTGCCAGACCAGAAGCGGAACATCGAGGAGACGTATGCTAACTGTGTTGGCTGGAACAAGTTGAAATTGCCGTCGCCTCCTTGACGGTCGGCGCACAAGCCCGGCATGACCGGGATGTATCCAACTATTCCTTCTGGTGTAGATGTAGAAATTGGGAGCGACGTGACATAGTTGTATTTTGAGACAACATAGGGTATATGCATTTCGTCGTTCATGGTGCCGAAAAGGCCCTTCAAGGCAGGGAACTTGTTGTCCTCCGCCGAGGCGAGGCGGACCGCCGGGGCGGTACCGTCCATGTGGCCGAGGTGGACACCCGCGTAGTTAATTACCGGGGTCACTGCCTTGTATGATGATGGCTTGTTGAACCCAAAGAATCGAGCAGCGCCGGCCACCCAATCAGAGATCCAGGCGACGTGGTAAGTCACTTGGGACACGAGAGGAATGAAGGGACCAAGCATTTTGTCAAGTCCTCGGGCGACCATGGCGATACCGGACACCGGGCCCGAGATCACGCCTTCAGTGCGGGCTTGATGCTCCTCGGAGTCAGGGTTCGCCTCTTGGGCCATTTCTCCCGCCTGGGCGAGAATATTGTTTGAGGGGTCTGGGGGTTGTGTACCAGGTGGAATTGTATTCTCTGAGGCTGTATCCATAGGGGAATCAGTAGGTAAGGAGAGCTCCACGTTTGATAGGTAGAATGAGGGAGTGATACTCACTACATGCGAAGACACTGAGCCCCGTAGTGGGGAGAGAACGACGAGGCGAAAGATGCCCATGTCGTACCACCCCGCTCCTGTGTTCCAATGGGAATAGGGGGCATTCATGTCCACTGTCAATTCCATAGGACGATTATTATTTGGGTCAATTTCGACGTGCGGGAGCCCACTGTAGTAGGTGAGCCCCGTGGACAGCCTACCTCCACGCATATTGATTAAGGGGTCAAATACCAGGAGAAGTCTGCCCTGCAAGAACTGATAGGCGTTCAGGGCAATGCGCAGCGTCACTGATGCTTTAAGAAACTGAAATTGTTGGATCTTGAATTTGTGAGGGTTCGTGGCTGTCTGGAGAGTGTCGAAGATGAAATCCGGCACTTCCCACTGCGTGATAATCGACCCTTCAGCCTGCGTTTGATTCCACTCAAGAGAGGGAAGGGGCAACGGACGGGAGAGAAATGACTCTAGGGTGTGGATCTTGTCTTCGAGGGCAAAACTCTTCAGAGATTGCTCGAGGCGATCGGTTCCTTGACGCATGGGAACTTGGTCCACGAAGGTGGTGAGACCGACGCGTGTGTCACCCGAGATCTCTGGGACCTCAGGGACTGTAGCGAGAGTGTCGCCTTCCTTGGTGGTTGTGTTAGTGACGTTTCCCGAAACCCGCGCTTCTGGCAGGATGTCGTTCGTTCGTCGGGATAATGCTTGCTCGGCGGTGTTGTAGTTTTCGCCGATGAGTGAGCCGTGTCCGATAAAACCTGCGGGAGGCCTCCAGGACTGGGCTACGATGGGGAGGTCCGCTTCCGATTGCGGACCGCAGTTCCTTGAACTGCTTACATATTGTTGTTTATCGTTTCGGGCTGGTTAGTTACTAGCAGCGACAATGCCACTGTCGCTCCTAGGGACCTGTTCAGGCGCCTGGGCGCATCGGAAGGTCCTATGCCGCGTGAACCAGTAAGGTGAGAACTGGTTGTACTCTAGTTTCAGACCCGTCCAATACTTGCACACCAGTTCTGGTAGTGAAGAGTAGATGGGACGGATGTTGACTAGGTTAGCATGGTGCTTGATGGTTTGGGTATCCTCAATAACTTCGCCTTGGTGGAGTTCAAGTTCTTCAAGTGCAGACTCAATAGTTCGGGCGTAGTCTTGGATGCACACTCCTCTCCGGGTCCATTGAACGGAAGATCTGATGGAGTCGATCTCAAGGGGAGCGAGCCAAATGCCTGGGTGACCTTTAAGTTGGACGAAGGTTCGTTTCAGGAAGGAGATGCCGGAGATAGGTTTGTATCCGGTAATTTCGGCTTTGTCGGCACTGGTGTATGTCATGCCAATAGACTTTCCGTAGGCTTCGATAGCCTTTGGAGTCACTAATGCAGCCACACGGTCCGTTACGCTGACGATGTTATCATCGCCGTGAGTGACCATGTATACCTCCTCGGCTATCTCCCGGTCCGATAGTGCAGTCTGAAAGGATCGCACAAGGACCACAAGGTTCGCCACCGAGTCGATTTGGTTCGTTCCATAGCAGCCAGAAGGTAAACCTCCGGGCCACTGGACTATTACGTCGTCGATCCAGTGGTGGGACTCGGCAATGGAGTCAAAGATGGCTTTTCTCACATTGAGGTCCTCCTCTTTCCACTCGGGGTCAAAGGTCTTGTACCACTCTTCGGCATACCATCCGACCTCCCTGAGGAGGGTGGCGGGCAGCGAGGCGTCAAATGAGCTCCAATCACCGTCGAACATATTCTGACCTTTTTCCATTAAGGTAGAGGCAAGCATTGACCATTCAGGGCTGGCAGGGTTGATACCGG